TCTTTTTTGACTTTTTCATTTTTGTGTCCTTGTTAGGTTTGCTTGAAGTTTAGCTGCTTCTAAATTTAATTTAGCTTTGTCAGCTTCTTCTTTGTTTTCCAACTTCATTTTTTCAAGTTCCATTTTTTCGTCAAACCTTAAATCTTCATTTTGTTGAACGAAAGCAGACTCTTGAGATTTTTGTTGGATCTCTAATGCTTTAATATCTAATTCTCTTTCTTTTAGCAACACTAAAGGATCTTTTCTAGATGCAACATAGCCTTCTTCAACTTGAACTGCTTGTTCAGTAAGCTGAGCTTCTGCTTGAGCTATTAATGCCTCTACTTGTAGAGCAAATTCTTGTGGGTTTTGACCTTGCATCGCAATCATTTGAGGATTTTGTGAAATTTGCATGTTAACGATTGCTCTTGCTTTGTAAGAAATGTGTTCTGTGATGTGTCTTTGTAAAATTGTGTACACTGCAGGGTTAATTTGCACCATTCTTGTTCTCATAAATGACATGTGAACAGAAATATGGGCATCATGATCTTGTCCTTGGAATGCTCTAAGGTTTTTTAAGTCCATTGAACGCATATTTTCTTGTGCTGGATCCATTGGAGCTTTAATATAGTCCTCTGGTACCAAAATTTGATCAATATTTTTAGTTCCAAGCGAATCATAGATACGTCTATACACTTCATGCATGTTATGCATCGCTGGATTTGTCTGTGCAATCTGTAATTGTGTCTGTGCGAGTGTTACTCTTTGTGACATTGAGAAAATATTTGGATCTGCAACTGGTAAAACATCAACTCTGTCATCAAAATCTGCTGCTTTGATAGTTCTTTCACCACCATAAACGTCATATGGATATTCTGGAGGTAAATAATCAGCAAAAATTCTAGCTAACAACTTAAATTCTTTTCTCATTGCATTGTAGCATCGCTTTTGAACAGCTGACATCACTCTAGAACCTTTTTCTAACAGTGCAATTGTCGTTCCTACAGGCGCTTGTCCATTCATATCCCCTACTTGAGGGTCGCTGATCGCTGCAAAACGTTGTCCAGCTTCAACACAAAAGCCCATTAATTGAAATAAAGTTGGACTTGGTTCTTTGAAAGGTAAAATTTGGAATTGATCTCGTATATTTCCACCAGGTGCATCTACATCTCTAAACTCTCCTGGTGTAAAAGGTTGGTCGTCATCCCTTACACGCATACCTCTAGACTTAAATCCTGCTGGTAAATTAGCTAATGTACCTGCATCTAGTAGTTGTCTTAGTGCATTTGTAGCAGCTTTAGTTAAGCCACCAATCATATGAACTAAACCAAAGCCATAAAATCCTAATCCTGGTAAAAATTTATATTGAACAAAGTATTCAATTCTTTTTATTGCTTCATCTCCTTGTCTATAGTTTCTATAAATAGATAGAACTTCTCCGCTTAATTCATCTACAGTTACAATATATGGAACTTTTACTTTCTTTTCAGTTTTATTATCATCAAATTGATATTGATCTAAATCTAAATCAACATGCATTTCTAAAATTCTAAATAATTTATCTTTACCATAACTTGGCTTCGCGCCTGATAACTCAGAATATTTTTTATCGATTGTGTTTTGCGGGTTATCGTTTGGTTGTAAATCTACATCTCTATAAAAACCAGATGTTTGACGTTTAATTAATTCATTCTCTGTTAAATTTAATATATGTGTAATACGTTCTGCTTCCATTAAGTCATTAGCAAAATAAGGAACAACTAAATCTTCAGCTCTAATAAATTTAGCAACTGCTCTTTCATTTAGTGAATCGTAATAAACTTTTTTAAATGCAGATCCAGCTAATGGTAAGTGATAAAGTAATGCGTCAAAATCTGAAACATATTCTTCCATTCTTTCCATCAACTCAAAATTCATAAAATCTTTTACACGTTGAGCTTGTTGAACTCTCATTGGATCTTCTACACCAACTATTTGAGTTCGCACCGGTCCTTCAGATGGAAGTAATTCTTTAAATGCTTGTGCTTGAAATTGTGTAACAGCTTCGGATAATAAAGGATGTGTAACGGTCGATGCCCCTTGGAATGGTTTTGTAACTGCTGTGTAATTTGTAGTTAAAAATTCTAAACCTTTAACATATTGGTCTTCCCAATCTTGTCTGCTTTCTCTATCTGATTTGTACATCTGTACAAGTTCAGTTCCGAGTTTCATTAAAACTCGTTCATCAATTTTTTCTGCAAGGTTAGAATAAAAATCTTCTTCAGACTCTGCTTCTACTTCTGGATTTAATTGCGTAGTACCATCTTCGTTAATTGCAACTACAGCTTCTCCACCTTCTTCACCAGGCAACTCAACAGTTGCTTCTGTTTCTGGGAGAGTATCCTCAGTCGGTTGATTATCTTTTTCAATAGCCATTATAAAACTCTAATTTTTTTCTTACCTTGAATTGCTACACCATATCCACGAACAAGACCACCTTTTTTTAACTCAGCCCCTGAAATACCTTTAGTAAGTTTTTCTCTTGGCATAGAAAAACCACCAAACACATCTTCGTAGATAGCGTCAGTATCTTTACCTAACTTCTGTGATACAAGTCCTAGTTGTTGTGTGATAACACCAGAACCAGACATTAGAATAATTTAGTAGGTTTAACCTTAAATAATCTATTTCCTCTTGCAATTACAGATCCACCGCTTTTCATTTTTTTAGAAATGAATTTTCCTTCTTTAGCCATTGGACCAAAAGCATCCATTTGTTCATTTACTTGCTCTGGAGTAGCTCTTCCGAAACCACCTGGAGTAGATAAAAATTTACTTGCTGGTACGTTTTGATAAGTTGCTGGTGTTGCTTCATCAGACATTTCAAATGGTTTTGATCTTGCGATATCTAAACCCCTTTGTTGTGCAGCATCTAATCTTGCTATTTGTCCTTCATCGGACTCACCAAATTTTTTAGCTCTTGTTATTTTTAAACCTTTTGCTTCAGCAGATGTAGGTTTCTTTTTACCTAATGCTTGTGATGCTAGATAAGCTGCGCCTATTGCAGCTGCAACTTTTCCAGCTCTTTTTAGTTTTTTACTTGCCATGATTTTCTCCTTTAACGTTTTGCCTACTATATGCTGTATATGGTTATAAATCAATCATAGAACTTGTGTTCTTTATGAACTACAGGTTCATCGTGATAATCTGATGGGGTTGTAATAAAACCCCCTTGTCTATAACGTAAAAGCGCTTGTGTCATAGAATCTACTAAGTCATCATTTTCACCATATGGAAAGGCAGCACATTCTTCAATAACTTCAATAGCAAAATGTTCGTCTTCAGGATACCATACAGCACCAGATGCAAATAACGGGGCTACCGCGTTCACTCTGCTATGTTTATCTCTTCCTCGTGCAGGTTGAAAATCTATTACTGGTATACCGAGTCTACGAAGTTCCTGTATTAAAGGTTGCCCGCTGGCCTTTGCCTCAATGACTACAGTTTCTGGTTCCCAATATTTATATTGTTGCAAAGCAATTTGTTTCAATTCTGGAAACTCTAATCTTTCTTTTATTGCATCTAATAAAATGATCGCTGATCCATAACCTTCATTAGGATAAAATATTCCCCAAGTTGTAATTGCAGAAAAGTCAGCAGATTCTTTTGCACTAAATGCTGTATCATAACTTTGTATAACATGTTGTAAATTTGGTATTTCTCTTTTTGTCCATGGTCGCCACCAATCTCTTTTTATAATTGCACCTTCTTCTGCAGTAGGGTTCTGCATATATTGTGCATTCCAATTTATTGGAGAGATACTGGCTTTTGTTTTTAACAAATCTTCCAATGACCAATACTCTGGCCATACAGGTTGTCCTGATTTTAATATTGCTGGAAACTCTACCACTCTCCATTGATCGGCTTTTGGTTCTGATTGTGCTTTAATTAGTTTAGAAGTTAAATCATTTTGTGACCACCTCGTCATTACTATGACGATGGAACCACCTGGCTGTAAACGTTGTCGGGGACCGGATAGGTACCAGTCATAAGTCTTTTCAAAACTTGTATCAGAAAGCAAAGCTTGTTCAGTGTGCGGATCATCTATAATTAATAAATCTGCACCTCGACCTGTGATGGAACCATCTACTCCGGCAGCAAAATATTCACCCCCGTGGTTAGTCTCCCAACGACCTGCAGCTTTAGAATCTTCTTTTAATTTTACATCACCGAAGATTGCTTTGTATTCATTACTGTCAACTAAGTTTCTAACCTTACGACCAAATCGTTGTGCAAGTTCTGCGTTGTGCGTTACTTGCATAATTTTTAATTTTGGATTTCTTCCAATCAACCAAGCTGGGAAAAGATAAGATGCGAACTCGGATTTTGTATGACGAGGTGGCATATTAATAATCAAACGATTTAACTTTCCATATGCTATCTTGTGAAATTCATTTGCTATAATTTGATGATGTCCATATTCTTCTGGATTACTAGTTTTACGAAAAATAAAATCAGGCCACATCTCTTTAACGAATAATAAAAAATTATCCTGACAGGCTTTAATGTACTCAAGATGTAACTTCTCTACTCTATCAGCAAGTTGTTCTTGAGATAAATTTTCAATAGGTAAATTGTTTTGCATAGCTGAGTATGTGTCAAACATACTTTTCTTTATCACAAATTTTAGTAACATCAAACTCATTTACGGGGGTCGGGGAGGGTGTGGCGGGGGTCATTCCCCCGCCGGAATTATAGGTTTATTGCTGTGATTGATGGTAGTATTTAAATGCAGCTGCTGCTTTGGCTGCTGCCGATGTCAGTAACTTAGTACCGTCTTCGGATCTTAATGCTTTGATCCAGCTTTGTAGATATGCAATGTGATCTTCTCTCACTGTAGACTCAACACTAAGATTGTACTTAGATGCAAATAACATAGAGCCTAACTCAGCAACTAACTCTTCATATGCATAGTGTGACTTGCCTTCTAAGAATTTCATAGACTTAGTATTTTCAAATCTATTCAATCTCTTCTCATGACCAGTCGCATGTACTAATTCATGAAATAATACTGAGTAATAATGTTCAGTAGCATTCGCATCTTTAGTATCTATGAAATTACTTTTATTAACCATGTGTACCCAATCATAAGATGGAGAATAATAACAGCCGTTTGTTGAGTCTGTTTTAATTCTCACATCGTTATTATTTACACGATCAATAAAAGCTTCGATCACATCAACTGAATATTGTGTCGATGGTTTTTCAATTATTTTTGCTTCTAGTGTTGTGTTCTCAATATTATAAACAACAAAGCATCTAAAATAAAATTTAATTTGTTGCTGGCCATTTTTTATTTTAGGTTTTCCATTCTCATCTTTAACTGGAGTTGTACCGAATTTATAAATGTAATTCCAAGAATTATTTATTAATTCTCCT